ATTGGGCATTGATTAGCCCTCCCTTAGCTGAGTTTCGTGGACTGCGTAACGTAGCCACTGTCCAGCGTGAACTCACCCGGAGACCGCATCCGGCGCTTGATGCGCAACAGCGTGTAGCTGCCCGCCGAACGAGTCGCCAGCGCCGAAACATAGCGTTTAGCACTGGTCAGCGCCGCCGGCCCAATTTCGATGGTGTGGATTTTGTCCGCCACTGCCGCCGTGATGTCCGTCACGACGCTCACTGCGCCGGTACCAGAGGTATCGCTGGCAATCTGCACACCGAACGTGATGCTGGCACTGGCGTGCGTGATGAGCATGTACAGCACCCGGTCACAGTCGGCAAAGACATTCGACCAGGACTGTGTATAGCTGGCGGCACTGGCCGATGCCAGCAGCACGGGACTGCTTTCTTTATGGAACGTGCGATTCGTCATGATGGTCTCCCTAGCTCACAGCAATCTTGAGCGTTTTGATGGCAACAGGCAGTGTCACCTGACCGCCGAGACGCGCACGCCCGATGAAGAACGCCATATCCTGCGCGGCATAGGTGGCATCATCGAAACGACGCACGCTGAAATCCACGCGCTGCCCGATGGTGTACGCCTGCCCCAAATCTGCCAGAATAAGCGGAAACGCATTCGCCGCAACGTCGCTGGCAAACTCGTTGTAGATAATCGGGCGATTAATCAGCGTGGTCGGGATACTCTGATTGAGTCCCTGTTCGTCACCCCACAGATACCGTCCGTTGGCATCTTTCAACCGCGAGATGAGGTCGGCTGTATTGGAGTTCATAATCCAGCGCGCGTTTTTGCGGTGCTGCGGCGGCAGATGCAGCAGCATAGAACGGATGGGGTCAGCGCTGTCAATCGTGCTGGCGTGTCCGCTGGCAAGATAGCCAGAGACCGTCTGAACACCCGCCGATGCAGCGCCAGTCACACGGGTATCAGTGATAATCCCCGCCAGTTTGCCGTCGCCGTTGCCAGCGTAAATCAGCGTTTCGTATTCGCGCGAAACGAGATTGGTAAACCACTCGTTAATGGTCGCCTGGAGATCAAACGAAACATCTTCCAGCGCCGTATACGTAGCCGTCGTGTTGACCAGCATAACGTGAATCGGAATCTGGATTTGTCCCAGTGTGAATTCGGTAGCCGCCGAAGCCGCTGCGTTGGCTGGATTTTCACCGGGCCACGACACTGTGCCAGGATAGGCGACACGGGCATCCGTCGTCACCAGGTCAGGCTGCGTGATGGTGTCACTGGTAGTCGTGCGCTTCTTGCAGTAGTTGGCCGTCTCCGCGTTGACCATGATGCTCTTATTCAGTTCGGGGATAAAATCCTCCGGCACCGCAAAGCCGACGCTGCCTGCATTACCCGTGTTGAGCGCTTTCATCGCAGTCAGACTGTACGTTTTGGTCGAGTCACCTTTGAATTCGACTTCGCCCTTGCGCAGCATAGTCTGCTCGTGCGCTTCCATCCCGTTCATGCCGTGTCGCATGTACTTGATGAAAACGGACTTATACGCGCCGGGCTGGTCAGCCGCGTCTTTGGTGACTTTCACCTTGCTGCTGGATTTCATGCCAACGTTCTTTTCGCCGGGCGCTTCCTGGAGTTCCAGCGCTTTCACCCGTTTATTCAACAGGAAGTTCTGGACAGCCAGTGATTCAAAGTCCGCCGATTTCTGCGTTTTCTGCGTTTTGCGCTGCACGTTGGCTGTTTTTTGCATACGCATTTTCCTGGACTTCTGCTGTTTAGCACGCAGGGCTTTGCGGTAGGCTTCTACCGCTTCCTCTTCATCGAAGTCGCCCATCATCGCATCTTCGTCTTCGTCAAACTCGCCCATAACAGACGGGTCTTCCTCATCGAAGTCAGCCAGCGCTGCCGGGTCTTCCTCATCGAAGTCCGCCAGCATCGCATCGTCCTCTTCATCGAACTCGCCCATCACGGCCGGGTCTTCCTCATCGAAGTCGGACATAGTTGCCAGGTCGTCTTCGTCAAAATCCGCCAGAGCAGTCGGGTCTTCCAGATCGGAAGCCACAGCCTCCAGCACGTCGGGGTCAGCGCGCATTCCGTACTTTTTCATCACGCGCTTGACATATCGTTTCGTTGTGGAACTTGCCATTGTGTTACTCCCACTGGCTGCTAATTTGAGCGCCACGCCCCCCGCGCCTGCTGCGGCTTCAAGCCCTCTCAGGTATTTCGCAATGGGGTCGCGCGGCGATAGCACACTTTTCAGCGCACGAACGGATGTTTTATGAGGCTGGGCCGGGGTGCCCGTAATACTGGCTTCAAATAGAGGCCACACTACGATATGCCCGTCCGGGGCGACTTTTACGAGATGGTCAATGGAACCAGACGACCAACCAAAACGCGCCGCCTGAGTCATCTTGTAGACTTCCTGACCATACTCATTCGCCATATCGAGTTGAGCCTGTACCCACAGACCCATCTTGTCCCGATTGAGCGATTTCACACGCCCGATGGGGTCAAGCCCTACTGAACTGTCCAGCCCATGATGGTAAAGAACAGGATAGGTGTCGAAATACTCAAGTCGCAAATCAGTCTCTGGAGTGAAATACTGACCTTCAAGATCAGCATCTTCCTTCGACCCCCATGCGATGAGATACCCCTCGACTAACCCGTTCCCACGAGGCAGTGCCTTGATTGCCCTGCCCGCCTTATGGACTAACATTGCTGCAATAGCCATGACCCCGTGCCAATCCCACAAAACTGAAAAACCCCCGCTCCGAGTTGGAGCGGGGGCAGACGCGCTGTTACGCTATGTGCCAGATTGATGAAATGATTATATCACATCAAACTGTCAATTGACAAATTGAACTGGCAACCGTTTACAGTTCCCCGCGCTGTTTTTTATTCGCCTGCATCTTCGTTTTCATCATTCCATTTCTGAAACTCAGCGCGCTCCTGCGCAACCGCTTTCAGGTATTTCTGTTGTTTTCGTCTGGTCGCCTGTCTTTATGCATTGCCGCTGTTTCGCGCAACTGATCGGCAACCTGCTGTAAATCCCGGCGCAGTGTTGGGGACTGCTCTGCTGCAATCGTCTGCTCCAGCATCGGCAGCGCGCGCGGGTCATCCAGTGAGGACAGCCCAAGCCCCGCGCCATCGCGCACCAGCATAGACGGTGACGACAGGCACTCACACAGCATCCCCAACCGCAGGGCATACGTCGGCTCGTGTTCCATGCGCCCAATCCAGCGCAGCGCCTCACCCATCACCTCGTTCGTTCGGTGCAGCGCGCGACAGCTATTGTTTATCATGGCGAGGGCTTCCCCCTCATAAGTCTCAACAAACTGGATGATCGCCCGTGAGAAATCAGACTCCATCCCGTCTTCGAAATGCGTTCCCATTCCGATACGCAGAACGTCATCGAATGCCTGCCATGTCCATTTACTCATCGCGCCTATCTCCTCCGTTTTCTGTTCTGAAGCAGTCGTGTCTGGTAACACTTCAAATGCGAAAAAAATTCGCGTTCAATGGCGTTTATTTCCTGTTTGCGACTCTCTATCACTGCTGTGACCCATATCTGTAAATTCTCTTTAGTCGGCGCTTCTTTGAGCTTACCGAGCGCTTTCAATTCCAGCAGCCTCGCTCGTCTGAAATCACTCATCACCTGCCGAATATCATGTGCCATATCTTGTCACTTACCTCTTTTCGCCAGAGCGGTCAGGCGCACGATATAAATCCATACCGTTTCCTCCCGTGCTATCTGCGTGTATTTTGCTACGATGGGCTGCGCCTCTGGCCAGCCGGTGTCCTGATGAAATGGCTGGATGGGCGCGCGATACCGGGCGGCGCTGGTCTTCGACTGCCCCAGTCCGATGCTGCCCTGGACAAATGGCTCGTACTTTGTCTTTACGCCAGTGAACGGATTTTTGCTTTCCGCTTCGTTCCAGACGCGCATGACCATGCTGCCGTTACTCAGCGTGGTGATGTCATACCGCCAGCCGCGCGCCAGCGCATAGGTGCGTTTATAACCGTCCTCCTGCCCAATTTCGCGCAGCATCGCCATGACATAACGCCGCTGTTTGTTTGATTTCCAGCGCAGCGGGTGATGCGGGCGACCCGGATAATGCCGCAGTTCTTTCAGCATCGGCACCATGACTTTAGCTTTGATGTTGATACGCAGCGGCGTGGCGACCAGTTTGTTTAGATGCTTCAGCCCGTCCGCCAGGCGCTCCATTGAATCAATACCCTGCTTGATGCTCTTTATATTTCCGACATCAATCAGCGTGGTGACAACGGTGTTTTTTTTACGCGGCATAGACTCCTCAACTTCAAAATGATTGTACCACAGGTGACATTTATAACTATCAAACGCCTGTTTTAACTGTCAGTTTCCCGCTATAATGAGATAGAACACATCAGGGAGACGGGGATGACCTGGAAGAACTTGAACCTGAAAGAGCAGCGCCGGATTGTGGATAAACACCGCTCCGGGGAGCCGCTGGATAATGTCGCCGAGTTTTTAAACGTCAAATTGGACACCCTCACCCGCTACATCACCCGCTTCATCTACCACGAAACACAAATCCTCAAAGAGAAACAGCAGTCCATCACCATCCCGCCCTCACCATCCCGCGCCTATCTCGATTACGAAACAGTCGAGACCAATGACTGTCTTATCATCTCTGACCTGGAGATCCCCGATCATGACGAGAAATTCCTGCGGGCAGCGCTGCTGCTGGCAATGCGACACGGGATTAAAGATTTAATTGTGGCAGGTGATTTGATAGCTACTGACCAACCGGGACTCAGCAGCCATGAGCAGATGCTTCCACCAGCGGCGCAGTCCTATCACGGGGCTCTCGAACTGGCAAAGTCAATGCTCTGGCAGGGGTTCGGCGGTTGGATGGAACGGATTATCGCCATTGAGGGAAATCACGATGACATGCTCTCTCGTAAAACGGGCGGCGAAATCCACGTCGGCATGTTCATCGAAAACGCTAAAACACGCTACAGCCGCTATTCCTATCTCTACCTCAAGACGGAACGGGACTATACGTTCGTCTGCCATCCTCGCCAGTTTCGCCGCAATTCCGGCAGTCTGGGGCAGGATTTTTACAACGTCAACACTGCCCCCGATGGCAGCAAGCCTAATATCGTCATTGCTCACACTCATCTGCCGCAGTTTGTGCAATCGCCCGATGCCAGGCACTGGATATGCGCGCTTGGCACTATGCGCGACCCACTGCGGACAGCC